AAATAGATCTCAACCGCTGAATAGATTCCCAGATTAGATGTCATTGTTGCTAATGATTTGTGAGTTGTATTTGCTACGTCTGCTGAACTTCCTGCTGTACCTGCACTTGCTACAGTCCATTCTGCACCAACTGTTGCGTTCAAAGCCTCCTGTACTGACCTCTTATGTAGATCTGCCATATTAATTCTCCTTAATCAGTTGACCAAATTCTATGCACTATTGCAAAGTCTCCACTAGCTACAGTAACGGCTGACCATTGCCCGTAGATCGTTTGTCCTGCTAAGATTGTTACAGATGATAAGGTGTCCCAAACGTCTGTATCTACACTTGTAGCTGAAATAAC